TTCAAAAGGACATGGTGTGCCTGCTTGTTCCATAGCAAAGAATACTCTTTCATCTTGACATAGTATTGCTACAGCTGCAACTTTCATACCTAAACTATTTAATTCTCTTGATAATTTTATTCTTTCACAATTTTTATCTCTAAAAGATTTACCACCTGATACACCAATACCAAAAGTTTGTACTCCTGCTGATGCTCCAGCTAAACATACATCAGACCCAGCGTTAGTTACACTTGGTGCAGACGCTGTTGGTGGTGCAGATCTCATGTTAGATGTAGAGTTATTTGTAGTTGTGGTATTATTTGAGCTACCACTTTGATATGTATTGTTGGCTGTGCTCGTATATCCACCTGTGATTGATGTGTTAGATCCGGATGTATTGTTTTGAGTTGTGTTAGGGTAAGCTGGTGTAACACAAAATGCTAGTGAACATAATAATATAATTAGTGCTCCTGTAAAATAATAGTTCACCCTACGACTCTCCATTATGTTATTTCCAAAATCTACTTTTTAATTTTAAGATAGGTCCTACAATCCATCTTCTGTAAAGATTTCCTATTCTGTTTATTACTCTTTTAATCATTTTTCTTTTCCTCCATTTCGTAAAAGAACTTGTCGGTGTCTTCTGTTTTCCATTGGCCAGAATCTTCTACGTTCCATTCTGATGTTTGCACTTTCCAGTCAGGAATATTGTCTTTCACAGTGAAAGAAGGTAGATCCCATATACATCTATTGTTAGGTTGTGCTGCATAATTACCGTCATCTAAGGCAATTATGTGTGCGCACTTATGTTCGTGCGGTATCTCAGAATGTTCGACGTCAAGTATATTAGACTCTGGATGTGCAAAGTCAACAGTAAATAAATATTTACCGTGATGCCATTTTTTATCTTTGCCTATGTATTTGCCTGATGTGCCGCCTAGAATATCCCAAATATGAACAGCAGGATAATAACTAAAACAATTCCAAAGCTGAAGTTCATCAAGTCTACGTTTAGGAACATCTTCCGGTCTAAAGCCTCTCTGAATGAAGGCAGATATCGGGAGACGATAAAAGACAGCGCCATTCTCCATAATCGCATGAAATAAAATAGCGTGACCTGCAATAGAGCTAAGACCAAAGATAATACAGTCTTCAACTTCTCCGTGATGTTTTTTAAGATCATATAAATACTCCCTTCGTATTTGTGCATACTCCACTGGTATGTTTGCATTTAAATAAGACATAAATCCTCACTTTATTTCTCCCCAGTTTTTACCAGACTCATAATCTACCTTGTTTGGTATTTCTAAGTCAACTGCGTTTTCCATAATATCTTTTATTTTTGCAGCTTCCAAGGGATTTATTACTGATATATCAAGTTCATCATGCACCTGTATATGTGGTGTGATGCCTTCTTTGTGTAACTCTAACATAGCTTTTTTAGTCATGTCTGCAGCGGATCCTTGAATTAATTTATTCAAAGCTTTGTATGTATAAGCACGCTTGATACCTGGTCCATGTTCCTGGACAGCTTGATCAAATGGTAAAGCTTTGTGCATGCCAAAACTATTTGGTTCCCACAAATGAAACCTACATAACCTACCAAGTAAAGTTCTAATCTGTCCACGTTGTTGTGCTCTGTTAGCTACTGAGTTCATTAATTTTTTAACAAATGGAACTCTCTCATGATAAATTGTAAATAGTTCTTCTGCTTTATCTTTTGATACACCTAACTCTGCTTGTAGTTTAGCTTTACCCATACCATAAAATAATCCAAGATTAATTGTCTTAGCAGCACTTCGTGGTATGTCAGCCATCTTAGCAACAATTGTATGAAAGTCTGCGTCACCATCTTCGTAGGAATCTTTAACATTAAAGACGCTTGAGTCTTGATCAAGGGATGCATAGTGCACTACTAGTCTTGGTTCTTGTTGACTGTAGTCAAAGCATCCCCACTCGCAACCGGATTCAGGTATGAAGAGGGATCTAATCATCGGCCCTAAGTCTTTGTTACGAGCAGGAATTTGTTGTAGGTTTGGATTGCTGTATGAAAATCTACCTGTTACTGTACCACCAGTGTCAGATCTAATTTGATTTATATCAGCGTGTATCCTACCATTATGTTCGTGTTTAATTATTGTATCTATAAAGGTTGTATGTGCCTTGTTTATCTCTCTTGCTTTTGATATACATTGCACCAAAGGATGTTCATGAGTAGACAAAAAGTTTTTAGTAAATGAAGGCGCTTGTGTTTTTACTGTCCGTTCGTATTCCAGGTTTAATTTATCAAAGACTTTGGCTATCGACCGCGCTGCCCATATTTGAGTATCTATTCCTGTTTCTGTTTTTACTTTTTGCAGGAGCTCTTTTTCTTGTGATGCTAATTGCTGCTTCAGTGTATGAGCTTTTTGAACGTCCACTCTCACGCCAAGAAATCGCATATCGACCAGACAAGGAAACAGATCAGTCTCTAAATTAAAAATAGATTCTAAATCTTGATCTACCATTTCTTTTTGCATAACTTTCCAAAGTGCAAACGTTAGTTCTGCATCGCGTTCAGCATAGTTACCAACATACATTGCAGGTAATTTCCACATGTCAGCTTTAGGATCAACACCCCATTCTTTTGCAGCGTTGTTTAATTCTGTTTCATTCTTACCTTGACCACAATAATCCCAACCCAGTGATCCAAGATCATATCTAAATCTGTTTTCGTTTACTAGTGATGCTGCAATCATAGTGTCAACAATCTGTCCATTGATTTGTATACCCATCGATCTAATCCAACACACATCATACATAGCGTTGTGAAAAATTTTTGTAGACTCAGACTTGCAAATATCTGTAAACCATTGAATTACTTTACTTTTTTCAAGGTTACCACCACCCTCATGATCGAAAGGAAAGTAACCTGCGTAGCCCTCTGTTGCAACTGCAATGCCTACAACTTTACCTTTACCTACTACGGATCCTGATCCCATAGTTTTTAATTCTGGATCGTGTGTTTCTAAGTCAATCGCAATCTCATCACAAAATCTTAGATCCGGAAACTCTGTGGGTTTTACCCACTCTGTTTGTGCTTTGAACACCGTTTTATTTTTTAGACTCATATACATATTTTTCTTTTATAATTTTATTTAATTTATCTTTGTTGCTAAACGCATACAAAGCAGCATTATAATCGTGTGGAAATATTTCCCAATCAACTAAAGAAGGATAGATTTCTATTCTAAACTTGTGTTTATTTATCTTAACTTCTTTTGTTATTGGTTTACTTCGCATTTTTTGTGTCTCTCATTTTTTTTAATTCTAATTGGCAATAGTGTATTATTTTTTTAATATCTTCTGCGCCTCCTTTTCTCTGATATCTACAAACATATTTCACAACGTTTCCTTGAAAGAATGATAAATCATTTTTAGAAATAAACTCATAAGGCTGTATGGGAAACTTAGTGTAGTGATTCCCGCCTACCTGGGTATACTGTGGAAACGCTTCGTCTAGTATATTCTTGTCTGTCATATTTTAAACTCCTTAGATTTATTTGGGCATCTTATTAAATATAAATTTTTCATAGTTCTTGTTATACCTACATACCAAACACGATATTCTTCATCACGTTTTTGTATAGATTTTTTTGCTCCTTTAATTGTATTTGCGGTTTCATTTAAAAGTAAAACAACATTAGTTGCTTCACCACCTTTAGCTCCGTGTATTGTTGACACTTTTATTCTTGCGTCTTTCGTTGGATCCTCATTGTTAAGTAATAATAACTTCATGTAAGTTATCTGACTTTGAGATACATTATCAAATGCATCATACCATTTCAATGAAAGATTCATTGGTCCTTTTATTCTTTCTTTAATTCTTTGTAATTGTATATCAGGTAGTGTTATTTTTTTCTGTAATTGCGACCAGTATTGTATATCTTCGTACAAAGATTTACCAATACTATTTCCCTGTGCAGATTCAAAAAATAAACCTTTCTTTTTTAAATAAGTTGGTATTGGTTTTAATAATGATTTAGTTCTAGTTAATATTAACCAATCACCAGTAGACATATCTATGTCTGATAATTTATAAATTTGAAAAATATTTCCAGGTTCGTCTTTTGGAAAATATTCTTTGTCAAGTCTATTATCTTGCACTCTGTTGATGACATCTAATGCAATTTTCTGTATACTACTTGGCACTCTTTTTGAATATTTTAATGGTATCTCTTCTGCCTCCCAGTTAATAAAAGAATCTACATCAGCACCAGCCCAACCAAATATAGCTTGGTCATCATCGCCTGCAATCCACACATCACACTTCGTATCTTCTTCAATCTTTTTAATCATAGACCATTGTATTAATGATAGGTCTTGTGCTTCATCTACAAATATAACATCAAATTCAGGAGTCTTACCTTTGTCTAAAAATTTTTGTATCATGTCATTAAAATCAATGAGTCCATATATGTCTTTGTAACTAGTTATTTCTTTATCAATAGCATCTAACTTATCTCTTTCTATTTTTGATAGATGTTCGTTTAAATCTAGTTGATCCATGACACTTATTTGTTTTACTCTAGCTAAATTAATTAAGCTTAGATACTCACTGTCTGATGAAAAGATGCCATTCCAATTGTTAGTCTCGTAAGATGCATATTTTATTTGAATACCACATGTCTCACCTATTAATTTGTAGTTCTCATCTTGCATAACGTTTTCTTCTTTTAACCCTAACTGATTAAACGCTAATGAGTGAAGTGTTTGAAAGTATTGTATGTCTTTTTTAGTTAGATCTTTGTTCTTATCTAGATACCTGTCCCTTGCTTCTCCTGCAGCTTTTCTAGTAAAAGCAAAATAACCTATATGATCTAGAGGCACGCCTTTGTTTACATACTTTTGTACTTCGTTTAATAAACGTCTAGTCTTACCTGTACCTGGTGGTCCTACAACTTTATATCTCATTAATAGTTACTTTCTTTTCTCTCTACAGGTTTGTATTCTATTTTATCTATGTGCATTTGTTTTAGTCTGCATACCTTTAGTGTTTTGCCATCTACGTTTAGTGA